TAAGGTCTAATTCTTGCTGTCTAATTGCAACCAAAGGATCGTCGGCGCCACCTTGGCCAATAGATTGTAAAAATTCTTGTGTAAGCTGTGCCAATATTGGAGAAGCAAATTGATCTTGTATCATCTGTATTTCTGTTGCAGCTGACCCAGCCTCTTCGGGAGATAGCTGTTGCATTTGTTCTTGTACTGAATCTATACGTTGCTTCACTTCTTCTGGTATTTGCTCTTTGGCAAGTTGCGATGCCATAAATTGCAAATGCTGCATACAGTGACTGATAATTATAGATTGTATTTGCGGGTTCTCTTTTACTACCTGAGTAAGAAATAGGCTTCTATGAGCTTCAACGTGCGATTGATGATTCTGAGATTCAAACGCTTGCTGTGGCTGGCCCATCATTAAACCAGCATTCTCTAGGCCAGAGTCTATCGGCTTTGGAGTTAGGTCTGGGGGTGGTTGCAACAAACTTTCTACATTATCAACACCTAAAGCAGCATACATTCTTTTATAGGCTTCAAAAATACCTAATGGTCCGTGTATTTCTGGGTTGCTCTGAACCATTGTTAATAGTTCTTGGGCTAGAGTAATTCTTTGGCTTTGACTAAATATGTTAGGATCCGATACCGGAACAACGTCAATACGATCATCAAAATCTGTTTGTTTAATTGCACCAGGGCCAGTGCCAGTGTCATATCCATAGTCTGGTGGTAAATATTCAGCAAATACTTTAGCAAGTAATCCAAATTCAAGTTTTTGTGCGTAGTGCAATCTTTTGTGAATTGCGCTCATGACTTTGGTGCCACGCTCTAATAAAGCCACTGTTGTGCCAACAGGCATAGCTCCGTTTGCGTCGCCAATATTTGTGTCAGCTATTGCTGCAAATCGTTTACCTGAATCTACTAAGATTCCCAAAAGCTGCATCAATACATTACTTGGCTCTTTTATAGGTAATGGTATTAAGTTTTCTTTTAGACTTCCGCCAGTTGTATCTATATCTCTAAATTCACCAGGCTGTAATGGCTCATCTTCATCTCTTATCCTCATACCCCTGGCTTTGAAACCAGCTGGTAGATTTGCTAACGTACCAGCATCAATTAACTGTCGTAAGATAGATGTACTAGCTTTAGATATACCGCCAATCATGTGTGACAATCCTAGGCCATAAAATCCAAGCCCAGGTAAAAATTTGTATTGTACAAAGAAATTAATTTTGTTTTTGTAAGGATCCGTTTCATTATAGTTTCTGCGGATTGCTAAAATTTGTTCTGATTGCTCATCAATAGTGACAATATATGGAAGTTTCAATCCAGTAGGTTCATCGTCGCTTCCTATGTCCTCAAACCCTTCTAGGTCTAAAATAGTATGTACTTCGTAAACGACGTGATCTCTATCTTCTGCATAGCTGCTTTTAACACCTTGCAGCTTGTCTATTTCTGTTTGCACTTCTGATTCTTCAGACTGATACGAATGCTTACTTACATCTACGTCGGTATAAAACCCAGAAAGCTGTTGTTTTTTAATTTCGTTGTGCGACATATTTATCGCATGAGTGACTCGCTCTGCACTTGATAGGTTAGAAGCTTCGTAAGGGACGATTAAATCTTCAGGAGCAATAAATTTAGAAACCGCTCTGTTTAATACGTTGTCGTAGTAAATTTTCTTAAACGCACTTCCAGCTAGAGGTAAATAGAAAAGCAACATATCCAACTCTGGATCGTATTCTTCCATGACATTCATAATCTGGTAATTCATGTACTCTTGTACACGGTCTGCCTGCGTTTCTGTTTCTACAGTTCGTGCGCCAATTACCTGTGTTTTTACAGGGCCTTTTGCTGGCAACATTTCTTTATAAGCTTGTGCTTGGAATTGAGTAACGGCCTCGGCCAAAATAGGGTGAATTACCCCAGAGCTGCCTTCAAACGGTTGTGATCTTCCTTCATCAAACTTCATGCCTAGATATTTTAGGCCGTCAGTGTAAGTTTTTTCCCACTCTGACCTAGATTGCTTGTCTTGGTCAATAGACTCTAGAATGTCACTAGCTAGTTCACTTAACAGGCTCTCATCAACAAAATCGGCTAAATTACTGCCAAAAGCAATCTCAGGAGCCGGATCTTCAAACTGCTCGTCATCTAGTAAAACGCCCTCTTCTGCAACCAAAATTTCAGCAGCGTCTTTTATTTGATCTGCACGAGATGCTTCTGGGAAGACTTCAACACTGGAGCCAGTGACTTGGACGTCCGGTGTATCTCTTGCAATTTGTTCTCTTTTTTCTATAGCCATAATTCAGTGTAACACTTTTGTTAGGGGTTAATAATAGACCACGCGCTTCTTCGATAAGAAATTTGCCTCATCTGGATAGTCTGCATCTAAAGACAAAAACCCGCCTTGCCTAAATCTCATCAATGCCATTGTAGCACTATCACAATAATCGTCGTGGTCACCATACGGGAAACTTGCCATTTCTTCGATAACTTCATCGCTAAATGTCTCATCTGGCGCCCAAACCATCCCGCTTTCAAATATTGGGGCCACCGAATTCATTCTTGCTACCTTGTCCTGGCCTCTGCTTGGAGTATACGCTGTTACCGGAATTCCCATACGCCTTAATTCTTGCGTTAAGGGGGTACCGCTTGCTTTAGCTTCTATTAATACGCAATCAGGCTCCCAATACTTATATTCATCATAAGCCAGTTTCTTTAATTCTGGGAAATCTACGCGCACTCGTTTAGCATCTAATAACATTATTTGTTCAGCGTCTTCATCTCCAGCTATACCTGGTTTAAAAATAGCCCAAGTAGTTATTGCTGAGTAGTCGGCTGTTTCTTTGGCACTAAAAGCTGTATCGTAACTTTGTATCACATAAGAATATGGCGGTACTTCGTCTTTTTCCCACCGGTTCCACCACTCTCTTTTTACAATAGAGCCAGATTCTGCTGTTGGGTTCTGGAGCCACTGACTGTTCCATTTAGCTACTGGTAAAGAAGCTTTGACCGAAAGCAGCTCTTCTTTTTTCCAATATTCTGGCCATAACGGTTCTTCAGAATCAGGCATGATAGCTGGAAATTCTACTACCTCCCACTGATCTGCGTGTTCTGCACTTTGATTTTTTAAGACCTTTCCAACCAAGTCCTTCGTAGACCATCTTGTCATAACTATTATTATTATGCCGCCTGGCTGTAAACGCTGTCTTGGTCCAGATGTGTACCACTCATAAGCCGACTCCATTGCAGTCGGTGACAAAGCGTCTTGCTCTGAGTGTGGGTCATCGATAATGAGCAAATCTGCACCACGACCTGTGATTGCACCACCAACACCAGCGTAAAAAGATTCTCCTTCTTGGTTTGTAGTCCATCGACCAGCTGACTTGTTATCTGCCTGGAGCTTTAGATCTGGGAAAACCCTTTGATAATCCTCGCTATCAATGATATTTCTGACTTTACGCCCAAACCTGACAGCAAGCTCGGCGGTGTGTGTTGTTTGTATTATCTTCAGGTCACCACGCAAACCCATCATCCAGCTTGGGAAGTAGGTACTAGCAAACTCAGACTTTGAGTGTCTGGGTGGCAAACATACTATCAACCGTTTTAATTTACCTTGGGCTATTTTGTTAAACTTTTCGCCTATTATTTTATGGTGTCGCCCTTCTATAAACTCTGGCCAAAGATGCTTTACATAACTAATAAAATCTCCCTGGCATTCATCTTGTAGTTCTATTTGGTCATATCGATTTAATAGAGCAACAGCCTCTGTCTTGTCTTGTTGAGACAGAACATCAAAATCTTTAAGAGAAACTTCAGGCATGACGTAAAATTATACCTCGTGCCATTCTTTGTTTTGAAACAACAAGCCTTCGGCTTCACGTCGGCGTATTAAACCTTGTAGCGTTTCACCGCCGGCTTTATTCCACCGTTTCATTTCGCTTGGCACTTTGTCGTGCGACCCTTCGTTTAGAACGCGGAGCATAGTTGAGCTTCGGAGGTTTGAACCACCTAAATTAAATGTCCAAGCAACCAGAGCATCAAATTGATTTTGCTCTAGATCTACTTCGACGGATTTATTAACTTCTTCTTCAAATACAGCCACATCTTCAAGTAGCAACATATCTGCTCTTTCTTGTGATATTTCCATATCCATGCTTACTCCGCTTGTGCTGCCGTATCCAATTGTTGGAACATCAGCAGCGCACTTATATGCCTTAAGTTCGCACCCTTCAAATTTTTTAATTAATGCAAGACCTTCTTGCGAAATTTCCATATCATTCATATTATTCTCCCCATGTTCCGTCATCTCTGACTTTTGCTTTTTTTGTACCACCCCAATAAGGAGCAGCCAAACCTTCTTCAATAAGTTTTGCACAAATATCGTTTCCTTCGCTGTCGTATGGAATTGCGAGGAGCCTTCCGTATTTTCCACGACCTAACGACTTTATTTTTATATCACCTGTTAATAATTCCTTCAATCTAGCTTTTGCTTGGTGGCCTAATTCTTTTTCTCTAGTTCTTTCAGGTTGTCTTTTGGTGTTAACCCTGCTCTCCGGAGTATCAATTCCAGCCATTCTAACCGATTGATTGGCTAATTTGACTTTGAAGCCCAAATCTATCTCACTTAATACAAAACCGTCTCCATCTATGACCCGTTCTAATTTTGCGTTATAAACAAACGCATCTGGTGCATCACTCATCTTTATTCTCCTTTTTTGCGGGAGTTTCTTTATCTTGCTCCCTATAATATTCAATAATTGCTAAAACATTGGTTATGTATCTTTTTAGCTCAGCCATGTTCATGCTAAGCGACTCATATCCTTGGGTGCTAAGAGCGTAGTAAGCCTCTGGTGGTGCCTTTCCTTCTTCTACTAATACTAAATACTCAGCCATAAGTTCTGGTGTAAGAACCCTCCAAGTCAGATCTTGCATATTTACTTCAAGCGGCATCGGAGGGTGGTACATCGGAGCCGCTAAAGTAATGGTTTTTACTTCAAGCGGTTGTGTACTAGGCAGCAATGAGCAGCTGCACATGAGGAACAATAAACTAATTAGTAAGAGATTTTTCATCAAACATATTTGGGTTGGTTAAGGCGACAAAGTCTTGGCCGACTTTCTTAGTGCCTTTATTAATTATTTTTTCTATTAGACCAGGCTTAGCCAATGCCAAGTTACCTAGACTGTGTCTTTGAAACGTATTACGAAGCTGGTTTACTTCACGCATTGCTTCTTGGTTCTGTGCAGCAAGAGCGTTAATTTGTTCTGTGGTTTCCTTTTGCTTAGACAGGTAGTTATCGATGGATACGTTTTGCTCTTCAATCTTGCCTTTTAAAACAATAGTATTGCCCTTAAGTGTCGCAATCTCGTTAGCCTGATACTTTATGTAGTACGCAGAACCCCCAGAGACTACAATTAAGAGGCCGGTGGCAATGATTGCAAGTTTGAATCCCATGTATACACCCTCAGTTTACTTTCCTTACCCTTTACTTTAATCGGTTCTAGTTCTTTTAGCAAATATTTGCATCTTTTTGCAGTTTCGTACCCAATGATAATATCAACTCCAACTTCTTTTGTGCTCGATTCGTATCGAGCAGCCTCGTTCACGCAATTTCCTATTGCTGTGTAATCGAACCTGGTTGAGCTACCCATATTTCCTACACACGAAGTGCCTGACTGAAGGCCCACGCCTATGGCAATTTCTTGCTCCATTGTTTTGTTTAGTTCTTTAATACGTTCTTGGATTCTTACTGCTGCCTCAACAGCCCTGTCTTCGTGTTTGGGTAAATCCAAAGGTGCCGAAAAAATTCCCATGCAAGCATCTCCAATAAATTTGTCAATCATTCCACCTGAACGCTGTATTTCCTCTACCTGGATGGTTAGGGTGGTGTTCATAATGTTTGCCACTTCTTCTGGCGTCATCTTTTCACTCATTGACGTAAAATTTCGTAAATCGGTAAACAAAAACGTGCAATAACGCAATTCACCGCCTAATTTAAGCAGATCTGGTTGTTTTTGGAGCTGCTTGACCTGTCTAGGGTCAAGATAATGCTCAAATTGCTTCTTAATTTGCTGTCTTAGCTTAAATTGTTGCCTAAAATTAAGATAAAACGCCGTAGAGGCTGTAAAAAACTGTGAAATCAAAGCCCAGCTAACGTCTATGAGGACCCCTTGCTGTATAAGGTACACTCCGCTATACCCTGTAAGGGCAAAAACAACGGCAAAAGCACTTACACCTAGGGTTATGCCTAAATTAAGCACCAGGAACCAAGTTAAGGCTACTGTAAGCAATAATATGGCCAATTCAGCTGCTAGTGCGTAACCTGGCACATACGGGCTGTTTTGTATCAAGATACTTTCCGCCAGGGCCGCTTGTATTTGGTGGGGATATTTATAACCGGCACTTGTTGCTAGTTGTGGCATGATGCCTTTGGCCGTAAAACCAACAAAAACAAACTTTCCGGCCACGTCCATCTCTGCAAGATCGGTTTCTGGAGTATTCACGAAACTTATCCACTTGCGCCCTAATGGGTCTACTTTGACCGGATCAAGGCCTTTTACCCGTATTTCTTCTATACCATTATCACTGGTCTTTATAATATAGGTATCTGCCTCGGCTAGTATTTTTAAGACCTCGGTACCAAATGCGGGCACCCATCCATCTGGTGTGCGCAACAATAAAGGTAATCTTCTTACTAATGAGTCTATCTCTGGCCTAGCAACAGCAATTCCTTGGCTGGCGTTTTGTTTTAAGATCTCAATGTTTTGTATAACGCCTTGTGCAGCAATACCACCAACATCATCGCCTAATATTACTGTTCCTGTTGTCGGAGGATAATCACCGCTGTCGTTTTCAAACATAGCCAGCACGCTGGGACCGTATGAAAGGGCTTCTGCAAACTGAGCATCGCCACCGAAACGGTCTGGCTGCGGAAACGCAATAACATACCCGACGCCCATAGCGCCTTCATTTAGTAAGTCTATCTGTATCCTGGCTAGGGTTTGTCTGCTGAGAGGGTAGCCACCCTCTTTTTCTATATCGGCTTCTGTTATATTCAGCGTTGTAAAGTAGCCACTGGGTTCTTGTTCTACAACAAGCGTATCAAACGTCTTGAGCTTTAATATCTCGTAAGGCGCAATCTCGTAAATTATTGGAGCACTTAGCAGCCCTAATAAAAGTACCAAGATCCAGTTTTTCATTATTCTTGTGTAATGCTAATGGTCTTAGTGCAATTGCTTATACAGTTAAAGGTAACCGAATAAGCTTGGTTGTTTACACCCCTCTGTATGACATTGACATTGTAGTCATCGGTATAAAACTTCATGTTTGCTGAGTGAGATCCATTGCCTTGTTGTGTCAAGACTACTTTACTATTATCAGCATCGTTATACCAAAAAATGTCAGCATCTTTATTGCCAGATCCTTTT